TCCATACTTTGGTAGATCAATCAAAGGAAGTTATGGCGGTGTAGAACTATCAAATCCATCTTACAGAAAATATTATAAAGGACTAATTTAATGGGAAAAACTTACGATATAGCAGGTGTTGGAATTGTAAAACTTTCTGATTTTGAAAATCTAGTAGGTAGTATGTCTTCTTCTAAATTAAAAAGTTTAAGTAATCAATCACTGCCTGATCCACTTATGGCAGTTATAAAAGATGAATTAAATAAAAGAGGTAAGAAAAAAGGTGGTTTAATTGAAAAGCCAATGGGACCTGGAGGAAAATAATGGTAAAAGGTTTAAAGAAAGTTGTTAAAGGTTTGCAAAAAGCATCAAAGACACATGCAAAACAAGCTAAGATAGTTAAAAAACATATTAAAAGAATGGGTAAGAATGGCAAGAAGAGATAAGATGCCAGCAAGAAACAAGAAGAACTTCAGGCCTACAAAGGCCGGAGCAGGAATGACACGAGCCGGTGTTGCTTCCTATAGAAGAAAAAATCCCGGTTCAAAACTACAAACAGCGGTCACAGGCAAGGTCAAACCTGGATCAAAAGCTGCAGCTAGACGTAAATCATATTGCGCTAGATCGGCCGGACAAATGAAAAAATTCCCCAAAGCAGCAAAAGATCCTAATTCTAGACTACGCCAGGCTAGAAAAAGGTGGAAATGCTAACATTTGAAGATCTAATAAAAAAACTTAGAAAAGAATTGAGAGACAATTACCAAGCGGTAGGTGACTCAATGATTGCAGGAAATGCAAAAGATTATGAACAGTACAAATATATGTTAGGTCAAGCGCATGCTTACCAATCTATGGATCAAGCATTAACAGATATACTTAATCAAAACGATAAAAAGGAGAAACAAGATGAGCGAAAAGCTGATAACGTCATCGAATTCGGAAGAAGTTCCGAAGACTAGACTTGCACTTGAAGAAAAATTTAAGAAGCAAGATAAAGCGGAAGTAGACGCATATGAGCGTTTAAAAACAAAAGAAGAAACTAAACTTCCTAAACCTACGGGTTGGAGAATGATTGTTCTGCCATTTAAAATGCCAGAAAAATCAAAAGGAGGTTTATATTTTGGACAAGAGACTTTAGAAAAACAACAAGTGGCATCCACGTGTGGACTCGTTCTTGCACTAGGACCACATTGTTATGACAAAGAAAAGTTTCCTGAAGGACCATGGTGTAAAAAAGGCGACTGGGTTATTTTTGCACGTTATGCAGGTTCTAGGATACAAATCGATGGAGGCGAGGTAAGAATATTAAACGATGATGAAGTTCTCGCATCTATTGAAAACCCAGAAGACATACTTCATCAATATTAACATAGGAGGAAACTATGCAAGTAGAAGAAAACAAGACAGTTGACATTGATACTTCGGGACCTGATACTGAGGTCGAATTAAAAGAAGATCAAACAACTGATACTGCTCCAGTTGAAGAAACTGAAGAGCCTGTAGTTGCTGAGACTCAAGAAGCCAGCAGCGAGCAGCAGGAGACTACAAAGAAAGAAGAGAAGAAAGATGAATTAGAACAATATTCAGAAAGCGTTCAAAAAAGAATAGCAAAACTAACAAAGAAAATGCGTGAAGCTGAAAGGCAAAAAGAAGAAGCTATTAAGTTTGCGCAAACTCAAAAAGAACAAAAAGAAGATTTAGAAAAAAGATATAGCACTTTAAATACTTCTTCTTTTGAAACCAAAGAAATAAGCATTAAATCTGGTATCGAAGCTGCTAAAGCTAAATTAGCGACAGCAAGAGAAGCAGGTGATATGCAAGCTGAAATCGAAGCTCAACAAGCTGTTGCTCAATTAGCATACGCTCAAGCTGAGTTAGATAACCAGAAAAAAGTAATGGAACAACAAGCAAAAGAGCCTAAAGTTGAACAAAAGACTTTAGAGCAAGCTGTTGCTCCACAAAGACCTGATCCAAAAGCTGAGGCATGGGCTGAAAAAAACTCGTGGTTTGGACAAGATGAGGCTATGACTTATACAGCAATGGGGCTGCATAAGAGATTAACTGAACAAGAGGGATTTGACCCTCGTTCAGAAGAATATTATGCTGAAATTGATAAGCGAATAAAGCTTGAATTCCCGCATAAATTTGCTAAACAAGAGTCAACGGAAACGGCTAAACCTGTGCAACAAGTAGCGTCAGCGACGCGAAGCACGAAGACAGGCCGCAAAACTGTGAGACTCACGCCGTCTCAAGTTGCAATCGCTAAAAAATTAGGTGTGCCACTTGAAGAGTATGCGAA